CCATTCGGCGAGGACGCGCCCCTCGTGGTAGGCGAGGTGGCACTCCGCCTCTTCCTGGCCGAGCGCGTGAACTTCGACCGGGCTCAGCCCGAGCCGATCTGCGAGCCAGTAGGGGTAGATGTCAGGGGGGACGGACGCGGCCTCCCCCCGGGCCTTCTCTGCGGCTATAGCGTAGGGGATGCAGTAGCGGCCTCCGGCGAAGCGCCGCTTGGGGGCATGGAGCTCATAGGCGGCCCGCCGGATGGCCCCTTTTTTTGGTCAAGGTCCTGCAACGCGATGAGATAGGCCGACGCCACGGCGAGCTGGATGTCCACGGGCAGGGCCGCTTTCACAGCAGGCGTGCAGCGCAGATTGTGGCCATCCACGTCCTCTACGCCCTCCCACTCGCTGATGCCCTCCTGGAAGAGGGCGGGCATGAGCTCCAACAGCTCCTCGGGCGGGTTGTCGGTGTCGAAGCTCGCCTGCCCGAGCCGGGCGGCCCGCGCAGCCAGCCGGGCCAGCGTTCGCACCGGTTGCTCCCACCACCAGACCGCCCCGAGCGCCTCCACCCGTAGCCGCAAGCGCGGCGTTACAATCAGCGGCATCAGGATAGCACCACGCGATTGTAGATTGTCCCTGGGCCGGGGATGTAGGCCTGCCCGAACCCGGCGCGACCGCCGCTCTCAAGCGGCATCGAGGCCTCGCCATCCGGCACCCAACTGCTAAGCGTAAAGAGGACGTTCTCGCCGGCTGTCCCATTCGCGCAGGTGATGGTGATGTTCCCGGGCGTCCAGGTGTCGCCAAGGATCGCCGCCGCGCCGATCTGATGGACGCTGGAAGTGACGGCCTCGAAGCGCGGCCTCTGCCCCGTGAAGTACACGCCCTCCGCCTTGGTCTTGGAGTTGGTGCTCTTACCATCCGCCGGATTGTGAATGGAGATCCCGAGGTCGTTTGTGAGCGAGAAGCTCAGCGTCCCATACTTCACCGTCGCCCAGGCAACCTCAATGTCGTTGCGCGTGTGGCCGAGCACGCTGTTGTATGCTGGGACTTTCGTGCCTGCCGCCTGCTGGGTGACACCGACGAACCAGGCGCTGAACTCGTACATCAGCTCAGCGTCCTCAGCGTCGCTCAGAGTCACGTTCACCGTAGCCGGCTGCCCGCTCTCCAAGACGAACTCCTTGCCATTCGAGCCGTCATCGGCCTCCACCAGGAAGCTCGGGAAGTTCGCTACCTGTACGCCCGCTGTCGTCGGGAACCAGTACTGGGTATCCGTCTTCGCCGGGCCGACGCACGTCCAGTTGAGTTTCGCCACGTAGACACCCTTGCGAACGTTGAGCTGCCCGCCGAGCCCTTCGGTAACGATGTTCACCATATCAATGGCGAGGTTCCCGCCTGTGACGGCGCGGCAGAACGCGCTCGGTGTGCCGGTGGCGATCTTGGACAGGCCCTGAACCTGCCCGGTGTACACGTTACTCATCAGGGGTCACATCCTCGTCGTCAGTGTCCTTCTCGGGGGCCGGCTCAGGCAGCGGCAAAGGCTCCGCCGGCACGAACGGCCCGGCCTCTCCGGGCTTGCTCTTGGGCATCATGCCTCGCCTCCAGACCGCGCGACGACCTGCAGATCGCAGGCGATTGCCCAGATCGGCGAGGCCAGCCGGCGGACGATGGTCACGTCCTCGATTGCATTCGGATTCCCGATCTGATGGCCCAGGTCGAGCCCTGCCCAGGTCGCGCTCACGACTTGCGCCCCCGCTCCATCCGTACACGTCAAGCTGACTTCGGTGCGCGTCCCGGCTGCGGCGATGACCGCGAGCTTGCGCTTCGGATCGTTGAAGAGCGCCCGCACGAGCAGCTTGGCATACCGCGCCCGCGCCCTGGTCATGTTGTATTCCCGCTCCCCGCTGTCGTCAAAGCACTGGTCGCGCCGCCGGCAGTGCACGATACGGATAGCCTCTTCCGTCATCATCACGCCGCCGATGCCCTGGCGCTCGATAGGCCGCGGCCCGAGACCCCGCACCAGCACGCAGGGCAGGTCGCGGTCGAGTTGGCCGCCAACGTAGTCGGCAAGGTCCCCGTGCTCAAGCAGAACAAGCGGATCCTCGGCGGCATCTATCGCATCACGGAACCAGTTGGCCGGCAAGCCGCCGGTATGCGTGGCCCCATCTGCGCCCTTGAGCACGGCGAGCACGGCATCCACAATCTGCGCGGTGTGCACGAAATCAGTCGCCATGATCGATGAGCTCCGTGAGGGCCCGCTCGACACGCAAGATGAACTGCTCCTGCGCGTTATCCATAGCCGCGGTTGCGATGCCACGGGCGGCCGCGCTGTCGAGCCGCGTGATGATGTTCTCTGCGTGCGCGTCAATATCGGCACAAGCGAGATGCAGTAGTTCGTGCCGCGCGGTGTTGAGAATGGCCTCCGGCTCCTGTATCGTTGCCACCCGGATCGTGGCCTTCAGGGCGTCCAACGTCCAGATGACCTCTCCGGTGCTCCCATCCGGTGTCACTTGCTTCCCCGCGACAAGTTCCCATGCGATCTGCCACTGCCCGAGGGCGAGCCGGCGCTGCCACTTGCGTCCATAGGCCTCCAACTGGATGTGAGTCACTCAGCGCTTCCCGCCCTTAGCCAGATAGGCCCGGTAAGCCCGCAGCGCCTTTGTCTTTGACTTGTAGACCGCCTTGCCCGAGCCGATGCGCCACTTCCCATTGCTGGCCTTGCGCACGGGCATCCCATTCACGCCCTCTCCAGTAGCAGATCGACATGGTGATGCCGCGCCGCCCGCTTGACTTCGTACTCGCGCCAGTAGGAACCATCCACGCGCACCTTGAGCCGCCAACCGGGCTGCACATCCTCCAGCGTCTGGAGCCGGCAACGATAGACCCGCGTCGCCACTTGCCCGAGGACCGTCGCCTCCTGGCGCATAGTCATCTGCCGCAGGCTGCACCGCAGAGGCTGCTCGGTCACCTCGTCACGCACCCGCCGGTAGTCGTCATCGGCATCCACGGCTTCGCGCGGTATGAGCAGGATCGCGTCAGCGTTGTACATTCAGAAGGGCCTCCTGAACGTCTCAACGAGCGCGATTTCAGTCATGCTCTGGGCGGCGCGCTCCATCTCTGCATTCCAGGCCGAGGTCTCATTCCCGTAAAGGTAGTGCGCCTGCCCTTTGGGGTCCGACTTGGGATGTACCTCGGGGCCGTGCCGCAGTTCATCGCGCTCGTGCTGGTACTGCGCATAGGCCTCGGCAAGGCCCCCGAACTTCACTCTCCCGCGCACCTTCACACCGCTCTCTACGATGGCCTCGGCCTCGGCGCTCTGACGCAATGTCCCCTCGCGCTTAGGCGTCCGCAGCTGCGCCCGCAGCTTCGTCTTGTTGACGATAGCGCCGGCGACGCGCTCCAGGGGAGGCCGCTTGATAGCGCCCTCCAGCTTCGCCCGCATCCGTTCGACCTCACCGGCCTCGATGCGCATCAGTCGGGCACCGTCCGGAAGTCGGGCTGTCTCGCGCCGCCCGGGCCTACGCGGGTCCGGTACGCCTGCTGCACATACGGCCTGATGCGCACCCAGGCCGTCGGCGCGATCCCCAGGGGGATCCCGCTGTGCGTGTAGGCCTCGCTCAGCCCATCCATGCTGATCTGGCGCACTCCCTCCACCTGCAGCTGGGCGCGGTCGACCAGCGGCGCATTCATCGCGCGTTCGAGCAACCAGAATGCTTGCTCGCAGACCGCGCTCAAGACGGACGGCGGAATCACCAGGGCGTTCGTGCTATCACGGTCGCCCGCCCGGGGGAAGTGCAGCGCCTGCGGCATCGCCAGATCGTCGGGGCTGCCCGGAAAGAGCGGGCGCGCGGGGCTATCCACGGCCTTGGCCCCGCCCAGGTTCTCGATCTCCCCGGTCGCCTGAATCAGCGCCCGCTCCCGCTCGTCTTGCGACCAGTTCAGCCACGTCCTCTCGCGGAGGCTGTCGGCGAAGTAGGTATCGGCGCCCGCCAGCGTGATGTAGCTATTGTCCGTCTCGCCGCCGGGCGTGCAAGTGATGGTCGGCATGGCTCTTCACTCCAGGACGGTCGCGGGCCGGGGACACCTCCCCGGCCGCGACCGTATGCCTACAGCCCTTCGCCAGTTCCGCACACCCACTCAATCGCGCACGCGACCTCTGTCAGGTCCTGGCCGACGGCGCCCTCGGTAACGACGAGCTGCAGAACATCATCTGCTGCCAACTCGCCGAGGGCCGCGCTACTCAGGTTGATCACGAAGGGCGTGTCGGCGGCCAACGCCACCGAGGTCGCCACATCGCTATCCGTCGTGCCCGAGCCGATGGCGGTCGCCACGGCGGCCCGGATGCGATTCAGCGTGAACGTGTTGTTGTTACTCGCGTGCTTGGCCCGCGTTGTGGCGGTGATCACGGTCGCCGCGAGGACATGGGCCCGACACGCTGCGGGCGCCTTCCCGACGAAGTACTCCTTGCCGCCGGTCGGGTCAACCGAGCCGATGTGCGTGGTCGTCACATTGGGCGCGATCTCGCTGCCCATCTCAATCACTCTCCTTCTACAGGCCCTTGCCCGTCCCGGGGACCCACTCTACCATCACGGCAGTCTCGGTCAGGTCGAGATCGGCCGCGCCCTCGGTGAAGACCATCTGGAGCACATCGCTGGCGTTCAACTCGGACAGCGCCTCGCTCGTCAGCGTGATCGCCAGGGGCACCATATCCTCCAGCGCGCCGCCGGCTGCAACGTCCTCCGTGCTCCGGGAGCCGATGGCCGTCGCCGCCGCCGCTCGTATCCGGTTCAGGGTGAACGTATTGAAGTCCGTGGCGTGCTTGGCGCGGGCCGTCCCATTGACTACCGAGACCTTGAGCAGCTTGGCCTTCGCCGCCGACGGGGCCTCGAAGACGAAGTACTCCGGCGAGCCCGTGGGGTCCACAGTCCCGAGATGGACATTGTTCACCTGGGGGTTCAGTTCCGTCGGCATCGTGATCGCCTCCTACGGGGCATCGCTCCGGATGTAGACGCCGCCGGTAGCCTCGATGATGCCGGCGCCCCAATCCGCGACAGTGCTGACCTCAGTCGAGCGCCGGGACTGGTCGTACTCGGTGGTCGGGGTTGTAGGCAGGGCCTTCAGCACCACGCCGATAGCGCGACGGGACAGAATCATGCCCCACACGTCGGTCGCATCATTGTACGCCGAGTTCGTGATGAGCCAGGTCACGCCGTAGGCTCGCGTGAGTTGGAACTCCGAGTACATGTCCGATGCCAGGCTACCGCCTGCGCCGATGTCGAGGAACGGCGATGAGCCCTCGACCGCCAGGTTGTAGTACTGCTCGGTGTGCAGGATGCCGAGCCAAGGCTTCGGCATGTTGAGCGTCTGGCACTTGTTGACGGCCTCCTTGAGCTCGGCATTGGTCAGGTCGCTGCCCGTACCGCTATGGCCCGAGGTCAGGGAGGTGGCCAACCGCAACACTGCCGCGTCCATCTTGGCGGCATGAGCGAGGCCATGCTCCGCGGCTTCCTTGGCCGCCCTGTTGCGCCAGTTGTTCGGCGATCCGAGATCGCGCAACGATTTGTCGCTGATCCAGGTCACGACTTGCTTCTCGGTTGGCGCGACATTCGTGCTGGTCACCGTGAGCTGCTGCACGGTCGTGAAGTCCTCACCCTCGGATACATCGTAAGCAGTCAGGGTGCCGTAGTGGTTGAAGTCTGCGCTCCCGCCCTCAGAGGCGGTCAGGTCTTCCACCTGCAGGATGCCCCAACCGGGGGCCCCGGGATAGAAGAGCGCCGACTGCCGGGCAGCGAGCAGAGCCTCGCCCATGCGCTCCTGGATGAGTGCGGCGAGGGTTGTCGTCGTGGTTACGCCTGCCATATCTCTCAGCCTTTCCTGGCCGCGTCCTCCGCGGCGACCGCCGCCATCAGTTCCTCATACGGGGACAGCGGCGCATTCGGTTGCGGGGCTCCCGTCGTCGGGACCGGGGGCTGTCCGCCCGGGGCGGCGCTCGGGCTTCCAACTGAGCGCGGGGGCTGCCCCATGCCCTTGCGGAGCTCTTCCCACTCGGAGCGAAGCGCCGTGATACTGGCCTCGATCTCCTCGGGCTTCGAGCCGGTGACCTGTCGGCGTACCATATCGGGCAGATCGGTGGCCTTCTCGGCGACGAGGCGGTAGCGAAGCGCGTCCGTCTGCGCCACTTCCGCCTGCGCCTGCGCGGCGAGCGTGGCCTTCTCGGCCTCCGCCGCTCGCGCGACAGCCCGCTCCAACTCCGACATCGCGGCGGCCTTGCGGTCGCCTTCGGCCTTCTCAAGCTCCGCGATCCGGGCCTGCAGTTCGGCCTGTGTCTTCTCGTGGGCGGCATTCGCGCGGCTCAGCCGCTTACCCATGAGTTCGTCAACCTGCGCCTGAGTGAATGTCCCGCCCTGTGGCGCGCCCTCAGTGGCTTCGCCGGCGTTTGTGTTCTGTGACATGATAGGCCTCCGTTTGCCCTCGTCAGGTAGTACAACTTAGCGCCCGGCCAGCAGGACAATGCCACAGCCGCCCAGCGCCAACAACACCAGGCCGCCCACCCAAATCGCGCAGCCGATGGCTGTCAATGTCGCGCGGGTTCGGGCCTGCCTGTCATTCATCAGTCGCCCACCTCAGATAGCTCAGGCACATAGGGCATCTCCGAGTGCCCGCAGTTCGGATGGTTGTAGCCCTCGTCAATGGCATCGTTCAGGGTCGGATACCCATCGGTCGCGCCAGTGAGCGATACGATCTCGCCCTCCCACGGCGCGCAGAGTTCGCAGGAACCGGGGTGGCTGCTGATCACGGCGAGGTCATACCCGGCCTCAAGCTGGCGATTGCGCCCGCCGGCCGCGACGGCCTCCCGTGTCGTTGTGCGAGCCACCATCGCGGCGTACTGCGACAAGCTCCATTCCCTGCCCGCCTTGTCAGTGAAACTGGTCAGCCCCCGCCTCCGCAGGTCCGCCACGATCCGCTGGCTCACCTGCGGGCGCGCCTCCCCGCCTACAAGCCCCTGCTGTATCTGCTCCATCCCTACGCGGCGGAATACGTCGTCCGTCGTGCGGCCCACTCGGGTCAGCGCATCCCCCAGTTCAGTCGCCAGGTTCTCGCCGATGAGTTGGATGGCCTGGGTGTGCAAGCTCGCGAGCGCCGGGTCTATCGTCCCGGGCAACGCTTGCTCCACGAAGCGCATCCCCGCCGCGTAGAGCCCCGGCAGGTGCATCTGCGCCCAGGCTCCCGTCTCCGTGCTGAGTTGCCCCAGGATCGCCCTGATCTGGCGAAGCTGCTCCCGCAGGAAGGCCCGCTTCCACTCGGTGATGTTACCTTGGGCAAGGATGCGCAGGATGCGCGCCTCGCCGTCGGCGTAGGTCTGGCCGAGCTGCGATGCGATAGCCCTGAGCTGCTCGGGCGCATAGGCGGTCTGAGGCACGGCCTACCATCTCCACCATCGGCGCCCTGGCAGGCCGCGGCCCGAGCTCGGTCCCGGCTCGTACCCATGCCCGCGCGTGAGCAGGAACGCCGCCCGGTCGCCGACGCCCCGGGTCAACACTCGGCCGGCGTCCATGCGCTCGTCAGCGAACTCACCCATGCCGCGCGTCAGCAGGTACGGGCGCTCCTCGCAGCCAAGGCCGCGCGTCATCACCCGGCCAGCGTTCTGGAGCGGCGTGATGCTGCTGTAGCCGCTCCAGTCCCCGAACCCCTGGGCGAGCAGGCCGCCGGTGTAGTCAGCGCCAAGGCCGCGCGTGATGATCTGCCCCACGATGTCTACCGGCATCAGGCCAACCCCGTTCGCGTCCTGGGCATCGTCGCGCTGTCAAGCGTGTGGCTGCCCATCGCCCCGCCGCCTACCTTATGAACTGTCAGCGTCGTGCCGCTGAGCGTCATGGCACCCGCGAGCTCTGCGCGGTTGGCGACGATCATGTCAGCAAGGCGGGTACCGGTGGGGCCAGTCGCCTCATATCCAGCGAGGTCGGCGACCAGGATGGCCGTGACGATCTCCGTCACGGCTCCGGTGGCAAGCTCAGCTGCGCCGATGGCATCGGTAGCGATGGCGTTCGCCGTGATCGCGTCATTGACGAATCCACCGACCGGGATGCCAGAGGCCGCTACCATGCCCGGCAATTCAGCCACTACCATGCCCCACACGTAGGTCGTGTCCGTCGCTCCCTTGGACTCGAAGATCACGGGCCCCAGGTTGGCGGTATCAGCGGCGTTGATCGTCAGCCGATAAAGCACGTCGCTGTCTGCCCCGGTGACCTGCGCCGCGGTCGTGCCAGCGTTCACCGCTCCGAAGTTGCCGGTCGTCGCCTTCAGGATCGTCTGCCCCTCGTGCGTTCCGACCTGGTACAGGATGGCTCCTGCCGTATCCTTCTTGAGCAGTGTGACAAACCCATCGTTGAGGTACTTGATAGCCATCGTTCTTCTCTCCTATCGGAGCGTGCCGGTCACCGTCACGGCCACGACCTCTGCCGTGAAGAACTTCGCCACGTTCATGGTCTACTCCACTCCTGCGGGCGGCACGGGCTCGAAGGCCGGCCCGAGCGTCAGCCCGAGCGGGTTCCCCGGCGCTTGCGGCGCATTCGCCTTGCCCTCCGCGTCAATCTCCGTCAGCAGCTCCGCCGCGCTCTCGTCATCGAGCCCGTGCAACACCATGATCGCATCGTGCCGCGACTGGACGCCCATCGTCAGCAGTAGCTCCTGTTCCTGCACGTCCTCCAGCCGGTCCGGGGGCAGCCCATCCGAGAAGGTCAGCACAACATCCTCGGGCTCCAGCGGCGTGAGCGTGCCCTCGTTCGGCGACCAGGCCAGAGGCACGGTCAGCGCGAGCTTGGAGGCGATGGAGAACACCTGTTGGAGGGCCGGCTCGAAGGCCCGCTGCTTCCCTTGCACGGTCGTTTGCGTCTGCATCTGCGACAACCGCAGGGCCCGTCCGCTGATTGGCCCGCCCGCCTCCGGCGGTATGAGCGCCGAGAAGTCCACACCAGCCGTCGCCGCGAAGTCCTGCTTGAGCTCCAGAAGCGCCTGCTCGACGGCATCCAGCTGGGCATCCCAAACAACCATGCCAACCGGCGATGAG